ACTTTATTATTTCTTGCTCTTCATCTCCTTGATAACCACCTCTATAAAGATCAAAGCCTTCACTAAAATCATCATCTGTTCTAGTTATTTCTTTTAATGTTTCTTCTATTACTCTATAGTTTCTAGTTTCATAACCCTCAACACCAGGTGGCACGTACTCTGTAACATCACGCATTCTTAATCTAAACTCATCACTAACCTTAGTATCATTAGGTTTAAATATTCTATTATAAAGATCTGGATTTTTTTCTCTTATATATTTACGAACTTTATCACCACCTTCAAGAGTTTTTATAATATTCTCTACAGCATAAACATCGTTGTTTTTTAGGTCGTTTAATAATTTATCTATACTTTGAGAATCTTCTGCAGCTAAATTCATTGCTGTATCTCCTTCAAACTCTGCTTCACTGTATAAAGAAGCTTTTTGATCTTCAAGAATATTTTCAAGTTCTTTTACTAAGTCATAACTTTCTTCATAAGATTCATTAACTTCAAAATCCTTTTTCTGGTAATAATATTGTTTTGACTCTCTTATTTTTATAAGTTTATTAATTTCATCTGCTCTTGAAAAAGAAGCCATATCTTTTCTCGGCTTTTCAGATTCTTCTTCATATTTTTCTTTTAAAAACTTATCAAAATTATCTATATAGCTACCACCTATACCTATACTAGTTCTAAAAGCAGGATCAGTAACGCTTTCATATTCCTGCCTAAGTTCTTTTTCTAAGTCTTCATAACGTTTTTTACCATTAGGATCAAAACCAATAATCTCATCAACTGTAGGCATTGCTTTGCCAAACTTTTTGTAAAACCCTTCTTCAGTTAACTTTTTCTCAAACTCCTCTTGTTCAAAAAGATTTCTCTTCTCTTCCTCCATTATAGTACCCTTTTCAAGCTTCATCTCATAATATCTTGATGGGTTTTGTTTTTCAGGTAGTTTGTGAAGTATACGAGTTTTAGGATCATAAGCATGTGTACCTGCTTTTACCAGTCTGTTTATTGTTTTGTTGTACTGTGTATTATCAGACCAGTTATAGTTGTTACCTTCTAATAAAGACTTAGATACTATCCAACCATTTTCATCAAGGTTTAAACCCATGTATTTATTATCTGTTAATTCAACATCAACAGTATCAGAGTTGTAAACATATTTGTTATAAGCCGCTTCTAATCCCGAAGAACCATCGACCGAATCGGAGACCGTATTCTCTTCCGACCCTACACTTGTCTCCGCATTTGCAGGGTCTGATTGGTTTCCCGCTATAACTTGTGCGGAAAATGATTTAGCCCATGTGTCTACATCAAGACCCATGGACTCAGCAGCGTTTGCTGCTTCTTCTTCAGTGTATATTTTTTTACCTACTTTATAATCTGGCATAATATGCTATTTTATTTAATTAGTACCTAAGTAATCTTTAATATCATCTAAACTATAGAATACAACTTGCGGATCTATTGTTCCATCTTTAACAGCTACTGGTTGAGTTCCACCAGCACCATCACTAATCCATATAACAGATCTACCACCTGATACACCTTGTATTGACTGACCTTGTGGACCATTCATTCCTATACCTTCTAGTCTTTTATTTATTTTTGCAACGTCTCTGTCAAATCTTATCATACTCATTGATCTTGAAGGCGCGTCATCTTTTACTTTTTGTTTATAAGCTTTATTCGCTACAGTGCCAAGACTAGTCATGTATACATTGTTAACTAAATATTTTCTTAATAATTCATCGTTTTCAGGCAAAAGAAGATCAATAGGATCACCGTTAATATCTACTTGATCGTAAAAATCTTCTCTATCAACTATAGGTATTTCAGAACCTAATACATTATCATAAGCCATAGATAATAAATCTTCTCTACCCATGCTGTTTATTATATTGTTAAGCTTGTAACTAATGTTTGTTTTATAACCTCCTTCTAACTTAGCAGCATTACTATGTACTGTATTTGTTAGCTCCATTATACTATTAAACCCTTCATTGTTTACTAAAAAATAGTTATATTCAGAGTCTTTACTTAAATCTTCAAATGGTATATATTGACCATCATTAAATATTGTAAAACTACCACCAGGACCTATTGTAATATCGTAATTACTATTTTTAAACAAAGAGTTTAACCTATCAACATTTCCACTTTCTCTTGAAGCGTCACTTATTACGTTGTTTTTTTCATCTTCATAAAACTGCTCTCTCTTATCTTTAAAGCTATCTAAATTACTACTTAAATTTTTAAAAGCTAAATTTATTTCATTCATTTTAGAAACTGCCTTTGCGTATTCTGGATCTTGAGCGTCTAATATAGCTGCTTGTTTAGCCGCTTCAGCATACTCATTTCTTTTAGTTATTAGGAATTGATTTACTTCATCTCTCATAGATTCTTCAACTTTATTTATAGGTACATCACCCATGTTATTAACAAAGTTTGTAAGTTCTATTTGATTCTGTCTTTTTTTGTACTCATTTTGTCTTCTAGCCATCATTGCAGCTTGACTAGGTTGACCAACACCAGCAGCAAACCCAACCATAGGGTTTACAAAACCACCTTGTTGATTACCAGTTGTCATACCTGCTCCCTTTATTAAAGCGTTGTTTTGTTTTATTGGTGAATTTTCCATTTTTATTTTTTAAAGTAAATCTCCAAAGCCTGTACCTCCAGCGTCAATTATATCTCCATGAGAACCAACTAAGCCACCTATACCACCCATTATACTTTGAGTAGCAGCTTGTCTAGCCGCGTTTGCAGCACCTAATCTTTGTTGTGACATACCTAATAGTGTACTTGTTTTATCTTTTTCAGCTTGTCTTGACGCTTGCGCACCTGCTAATTCAGCATTTTGTATACTCATTCTAGCATTTGCAGCTTTCATTTGATTTGCTTGTTCTTGTTTAGCAATATCAGAAGATGCTTGTTGCGCGGCTTGATTACCAGCACCAGCTAAAGCTTGGGCCATAGCAGCTATACCAGATCCACCAGCAGCGGCAGACATACCACTCATTGTGTTAGCAATGTTTTGTTGTGATTGTTCTCTAGCAAAATCAGCGGCCTGCGTGTTTACTGTTAAGTCTTCGTATGCGTTGTCTAAGTTTGCAGCTAAGTTTGATGTATCTAAGTTTTCAAATCTAGCTTTATTTCTATTCATTTCTCTTTGAGCAGCTCTCTGCTCTCTTCTTCTCTTACCACCACCAATAATACCACCAGCGATACCCATAAGTCCGCCGACGCCTTTTGTCATTGCTGCTCCCATAAATTTAGTGGGGGAAGATTTATATAATCCTTGTGCCATTTTAATTAGTGTTTATCTTATAATAATTACATGTTATTTGCTACTTTCAAATATTTCTGAACCTACAGAAAATAGCTCACACTCTTTTGTATCGTTGTTTCTAAACTGCGCTTCAGCGTAATAACCCTTTAAGTTTGATGTATTACCCTGCGCGTCTTTTGTAAAAAATATATAACTTGAGTTAGTAGGAGGAGTCACGTTTACAGGTATTTGTGCTACTACAACTGTTTGAGCTGTAACACCTGATGCTGGATCAGCATATCTTATAGTTATACTAGTAACCTCACCTATTTGAACTATCTCGTCATTTGCAGCTAAATAATAAAGTGTGTCACCTACCTGTAAAGATACATTTAATAAATATGCGAATGTTAATGTTATTGCTTGTGTTTCCATATTAAGGTGAACATGTTAAATCGGTTAATGTTATTGTTGCACCACCATCGCCTGGATCAGAACTCACTGGCGTTTGTCTTGTAGCGCATTGTGTTACTGTAGAACCTAATCCTACAGTTATAGTTGCTTCAGCTAGCGTTACACAGTCTATATACGTTACGGTAACTGATTTACCTCTAGGCGCAGCTGGGTTATAAACTATTGTCCAAGTAGTACAAGTACCTTGATTACTAGCTCCACCAGCAGCACACGTGTTGCTACCATGAGCGGCTATAGACATAGTTCCTGTAACTGTAGGTGCTGGACTAGCTAACGCACATATATTAAAGTTAGCCTGCCCTTTAAACACAGTTAATTCTCTTTTATTATTTGTTATACAGTCATAATAAGATAATAAACCACCACCTGTTCCGACAGTAACATTAAACTGTTTACAAGGATTACTACTACCAATTGTGAACACTGTAGCTAAATCAAGATTAAATGTTTTATTTTCATCACCGTATCTTGATATAACACCAACACCTTTAACTTGAGCAGAAGTACCAGCGTCGTCTACAGTAGCTGTTATAGGTAATTGTAATTCGGAACCAGATCTATTGCTAAAACTAATATTTGAAAAATTAGGTAGAGTAAGATTTGCGCCACCAGTTAAAGTTATATTGTTTCCGTTTATACTGTCTACTGTATATACACTACTTGAAGTTACAAGTGGAGATATAAACCTCATACCTGTTGTTATACCAGTAGAATCGTTAACAGGTATAACCAATGTATTTGAAATAGCGCTAGTTGTTTGTTGATCAACGTCTTTTAAATTAGACCAAGTTCCAAACGTATCAGTTGTTGTGTCATCAACAGTTATTTGATTACCATTGGTTGCTGTTACGTTAAATAAATAACTATTATCATAAGCTGTAGAACCTTCAGTTGGTTCACTGTTTGCTGTAAATGTTTTTGTATAACTAGTGCTGCTTGGTGAAACATTACTAACAGTAAAGCCAGTGCCAGAAGCAGAAAATGTAAGTGTTGTGTCTGGTTTTTGCAATATAGTAAATGGATTAGCTTGTGGAAAAGGACTTACTAAATCACCAGCTAAAGTAAAAGTATATGTAGTAGCAGAATTTGAAGCTGGTATATATATGTTTATATCGTAGTAACCACTATCTGGTATAGTTAATGTAGGTGTTGTTGCGTAAAAAACAGTATCATCTTGTCCATCTGTAGTAATTTCACCAACATCTAATATAGAACCATTAGATGTGGCTAAAGTAAACGTAGCTGTTGGGTTTCCATAAAATCTAACAGTTTTAACACATCCACTTGGCCCAACAATTGAATTACCTTGTAAAAAACTATAAGCTCTTACTTTGTTTTCAGGAACATATATTAAAAATCTATCTGGTATAACTAAATCAAGCCTATCATCAACAACAGTGCTACTTGGAAAAGTGTAATAAATTTTAATATTTATACTTGTTAAATTGTTAGAATCATCTAACGTTTTTGTGTATATAACATTATAACTATTAGGATTTTCAACATTTAAAACAACTTCAAAATCTGTTTCAAAAGCATAACCACTCGAAGCTGTATATGTTTTACTTATTAACAAAACCTCTTGATTTTCCTCACCATTAATATCAAAATAAACTAAATCACCAACAGGCGAGTCATCAACTATACTCATATTAGTATCGTCACCAGCCACCTTATATTGGCCAGTTAGTCCTATATAACTTCTAATAGCTGCCCCAGCAATACACAAACCCAAAGTTGTATCTGAGCTAGGCATTGTAAATGGATTATCAAATGTTACTGTAACTAAAACATTAGTTCCACTTTGCGTAAAAACAACCGTGTTTACATTTGCTAAACTAGTGTTTATCCAGCTAAAATCACCAGCATCTACAGTATAACCATCATTAGGTGATATTGTTAACACAGCTGTTTGATGTGCTGAATACACATTAGTTCCTCCTGTAACTTGATATGTTACGTCTGTTATTGTGTAGTTATCAAATGTTTGTGTAGCCATTATAATGAATTCATGTTTATTACGTGGGTTATTGTTCCGTTTTGTAAGACTATTATTTTATAAGTATCTGGTAAAGAGGCCCAATCATCACTATTATCAACATCGTATCTGTTCACAGAAAAGCCAGTTGTTGACGCTCCGTTAAAAACTTGATCAGTTCTGTATACAAAAGCTCCTGTATTAAAATTTGAGTCTAAAGTTGTTCCATCTTCTTTGTAAAGAGTTTCACCAACAGCAACTCCATTACCAGCTAAATAACTATAATTAAAAGCATATATACCTAAATTGTTTTGATTTACAATAGAATTAGAATTAAGCCAGCTTATAATCGCGCTTTTTAAATGAGCAGGTCTACTTCCTGGATTAGAAATATTTTTAGTTGCATTTATAAAGTTTATAAAATAATTACCTTGTCCAGGAATAACTTTAAACCAACCTAAGTGAGCTCTAAAAGTAGCTCCAGGTTGCGCAGGAGAGCAATCATCTAAAGTGTTATATTGTGTTTTAGCTGATATAGTTCCATTTGTAATAGTTATAATAAAATAAGTATTAGGAACACTAGTGCCAGAAACATTCGCGTTTAAAGCATCGTTACTAGGTGTTGATGCTGGGTCTATATATAAAAACTTGCCACTAGAACTTACTTGAGTATTATCTTCGTTGTAAAGTTGAGTACCCACGTTTACACCTTGTGAATTATAAAATTTATAATTTAAATAGTTTTTACTTATTTCATTGTAACCGTTTGGAAATTGGTTATAAAACTCCTCTATACCACACTTTACAAGTTGATCTGTAGTTATATCTCTTATATCTATACCTGGATCATTTGAACCTGGTTTTGTACAAGCCCATAAATACCAAAACTTTTTAGTAGTGTCTGGATTAACATTTCCTTCTGTACTACAGCTTGTATCTAGTTTTATAATTAAATCAAATTTAGTAGGAGTACCACCACTAATAGTTGCAACACCTATACCTTGAGTTGGAAAAGCAGATGAATCAACATTATTATCGCAATTATCATTATAAAAAGTTTTTAAACCTTTTATTTTATTAAAGTATTTATTTTCTTTTTTAACAAACTCTTTTATATGACCTTCCTCCATGTCAGTGTTTATATAATTAGTGTACCAACCCGGTGTACTTGTTTCACTATTTATAATATTAGGAGCTATTTGTTGATCTACTATTTGAGCTATAGTTAAATTACTTAAACCACTACTTGTGCCGTATTTATAGGCTCTTGAAGCTGTACCAGAATAATTTAAAGTTTTAAACCCTTTAATAGATTCATTAACATCGTTTATAATTACATTAACAGAACAATCATATTGTGTTCCATAAAAATTACTATAAGTGTTGTTTGAAGAGTGCTCCCATATTAAACCTTTGTTAAATGTATAATATTTATCATTTAATGAAACGCCGCTTTCAAGAGGAAATACAACGCCGTTTGTTGTTGAATAATAAGATTTTCTACTAGTCCAACCGTCTACTGTTTCTTTAAACGAAACTGTTGTTGATTTTATATTGTCAGAAATATCATCAGGTACTTCACAATTTGTTTTATCTTTAGGTGTTGCTGATAGTTTATCTTGCCACTCTTCTGTTAAGTTATCTAGTGTTATATTATAGCAAGCTTTATCGTCATTATAACTACCAATAATTTTTGTACACACAGGTAGATTATCAGAGAAAAAGTCACTCATACCTTTTAATGCTATTTGTGTAATACCATCTTGCGATAATCTTATAACTGTACCTCTATTTTTATCAGCAAAATAACTTCTAAAACCATAATCAGCAAATGATTCAGGATTTGTACTAATACCAAATTCACCCGCATAAGGAATTGCTTGTCCTAATACAGCTTTATTAGATGTAACATTAACATTACCGTCTGCGTTAAATAGAGCATCTTTATTAGCTAATATACTTAAACACTTATCTTCACATAGTGTAACTAAATTAGTGTTCTTAGAATGCAACTTTTGAATACTACCGTACTCTGGATTTAAGTCTTTTGTTATTGGTTCTGCCTGTATAAACTGATTTAATCTATTTATACCAGATGTAGAATTATATATTTGAGAAAATATAAGACCGTTTGATCTTCTTTCTTCCATGTAAGGTTCATCTAATGTAGCTGAAACTTTTACGCCTTTACCTATTCTAGGAGCGTTGAAATCGTCCCTAATTCTATCTGATTCTACACCATTACCAAATGAGTAAGCATTGTAATAATCTAATGTTTTAGAGCTTTGTGTTATGTTTGAAATAGGAAAAGCATCTGAAGCTTCATAATATAGATCTATATCAATAGCTTCTTTAGGTTCTGTTTCAAAAACTGCTGGGTTATTAGAGGATAATATTTTATTGTCATCAGTAACAACTTCTTCTACTATTTGAAAACCTTTTAAATTTGCTAACGCTGACAAAGTTCCATTACCTACCCAATCTTCCTGTATTGGTGTTTCTAGTTCTAATGCTACAGAAAAAACATTATTACTATCTAAGCCTTTTTGACAATCTTTACAACCTTTTGTACATACACATTTTCTTATACCTCTTCTACCTTGGTATCTCCAATGATTTTTTATTTCATAAGGCTCTGTTACTCTTCCATCATTATGAACAACTCTAACTAAAGCACCTTTAACAGCTTTTGTCAACATAAAGTCTTTAGCACCTCGAGACTGCAGTGAATTAGATAAGTTACCAAAACCAGCCATTAAAACACCTAAATATGTTCTGTTAGTAGCAGCTCCAGCATAAAAAGCCTGCTCCATACCTGTTTCTCCATCTATAAAAACTAATGAATTAGCAGGTACACCGTTGAAACCATTTAACCTATTTCCATTTCCTCCAGTAGTAATACCCGAGTGTCTCCAGCTACTTGGACAACTACATCTTGTAATATCATTTTTTTGAGATTCACCTTCATCTCTAAAAAACAAACCCCATCTACCTGATTCACCTCTAGAACTTCTGCTTGCACTAACACCTTTAACATCAACACTTGCTACTATTCCATATCTTTTTTCTAAAGCTGAAAATGTTTTTACTATGTTTAATTCAAAATCAGTATCTCTATTTATTTTTACAAAAAATCTACCTTCAAACTCAGGTAATCTTTCTTCTTCATTTTTATAAACGTTTATTATTACTTGGGTTCCATTTGCTAAACCAGTAGCTCCAAAGAAAGATGCATCAGAACCAAAAGGTTCATCTAAAGACACTTCATAATTAGTTCCACCACTAGATACTGGTCCGCCAAACTTAACACCTAATATATCTGTTGTATTACCTCCATCAGAAATAGTTACAAAACTATCACCATTAAAAGCCGTTGCAAAGTTTTGATTATCATCTGCATTTGGACCTGTAAAGTTTATTAAAGAAAAATTTTGTTGAAAACCACTAACAACTTGACACTGAGCCGACGCTATTATTTTTTTAGAATTAGCTATAAACTCAGGTGCTTTACTTTGTATATCAAGTATTTTATATCTACATGGACCTATTGAGTCTGTATCTACATCGTGTTGTTTCTTTAATATTAAATAACTATCTATTTGAACTTTGTTTCTTTCTGAAGAAGGAAAACTTAACCAAACATTACCGTCTTCAGCAAAATAAAATCTATCAAGAGCTAAGTTGTAATATTCATTTGATGTGTCTTTAATAAAATATTTGTAATGAGTTATCCAATCAGGCGTGCTACTCAAACTTGTTACGTTTGCAGAAAACTTATTTATTTTAATTGCGGTATCTTTATCTAATGTTATTGTTGCGTTAGCATCTGTAAAAACAGGTGTTTGTCTACCATAAGCGTCTTGAAAAACAATACCTAACTGATATTTTCTTATAGATTTTATAGTTTTAAATGGTTTTCTAAAATCATTTTCTCCATCTTCTAACAAACCAGGATGCGTATCTGATAAAATATTTAAATTTAAATTTACACTTGGAACATTATAATTTTGTAAATAATTTGCATATATAAGTCTATTAGCTGAAATTTCTTGAGCTAACGCTTTTCTAGGCACATTATCATATGGTCTTAATATTTGATTAGCTTCAACAACAGCTCCAATCAACTCGCTTTTTAAAGTAAAACTTGTTGTGTTTCTATCTTTTAATGTGTCTACTACATATATTGCATTACCCGTAGCTGATTTATATAATATATCTAATTCAATAACCTCTGGGCTACCCCAATCAAAACCAGATATTTGTAATGATCTTAAGTTATTTTTCATACCTAAATTAAAACCATCTGATGATAAATATTCAAACTCATCACCAATAAAAGCAGGTTTTGTAAATGGAGAAAAAGTAGAATATTCACCGTTTTCATATTTCCATCTATACGCAAATCTAGGAAAGTTAAATTCAAACATAGGATCTTTTTCTTGCAACAAAACATCCCAAATTATTAATTCATCTTGATCCGCGCCAAACCTTAATATACGAGAAGGTATTGATTGAATTTTACACTTTATATTAGCTCCATTAATAAATACTATTTCTAATCTTATAGTATATTCATCTATATTGTTATAATCATCTATATGACTACCAGTTAATACTATAGTTTCACCAACAGTCCAGCCAGTTGGTACAGAAGATGTTACTATATTAACAAACTCCATATTAGTTGGATACGCTTGAGCGGTACCAACAGCTTCTTGATATGTTTGATATGTTGGTAAAGGAGCATATTCAGCAGCTTGATTACCCACTGCTTCTTCTGTAATATACGTAAAATTATAGTAATTGTTTTCAGAATAAGTTGTAGTAACAGGATCGGTACCAGTACCAGGGCCATCTACTAAAGAATCTGACATTATTAGAACCGGTTGAGTTATTGGAGATTTTTTAATAACAGTAACGTCTTCTTCTGCAAAATCAGAACCAAGTGGTAAACCGTATTCACCTGTTGACGTGTTATATGAAGATACTTTAGTGTGTGTTACAAAGTTTACAGATCCTTTTTTAAACTTTTCTATATTTATTTTTTTTGGCTCTGTTTTATTATCTGTAAAAAATAATAAATTTTCAACTATATTTATACCCGTAATATGATCATTTTTTGTAAACTTAAGTATGTTTTTAGTATCAACTAATACAGGTCTTACTTTGTTTGTTTTTTGATTAAACTCAGCAATAACACTAACAGAACCACTTGATCTATCTGCTTCGCTAGCTATAAACCAATATATACATTCTGTTGGCTCATGTCTTATAGAACCAATACAAGTAGCATTTGTTAAATCACTTATATAGTTATTTGACCAATCACTATTAGAATTTGGTTTACCTTTTCTCTCTGTATTACCTTTTAAATTTTGTAAAGCACCAACATTGCTAGCCTCGGATGTAGAAACTGTTACATTTAACGCATCACGGTAACTTCCATTAGGAACCATTCTCTCGTCAAGATCACTTTCCATCTTACCGCGAGTAAAGTTATGAATAAATTCTGGCATGTATTAGTGTTTTATTTGTTTTGATTTACCTCTCATTATTTGAGTAAGTTCCTCAGATTTTAAATTTGATAATCTTATTTTAGCTAATCTTGTTGCTGCAAACTTTTCTCTCTTAAATCTATTTATTAAATATTCTTGAGTATTTGCTCTTGTAGATAGTATAGCTAATGCAATGTGTTTGTATAAAGCTTCTTCTGCAAATTTATGAATAATCATTTCATTATCTGTGCCTAAAGAATCACTTATATATTTAAGTGTAATTATTTTGTTCGCTAAACTAGAATCAAAGTATATTTTACCTCTTAAATTATCTATAAAATAAACACCGTTTGCATTTGCAACTTCAGGATTTAATCCATATCTATTACCTTCTAAGCCTCTATATCTTTCAAACTCATCTAACGTGTCATCATTAGTTACATTTCTATTTGTAGCTTCTCTAAATTTTTCCCATGTTTCAGAATCATAAGCAGTTAACAATGTACCGTCATTGTCAAAAGTATAATTATAATTGCTATCTTGTATCAAAGCTTCTGGGTTACTAGTTTTTCTTGTAGGCATTAATATTCTTTCAACGCCATCATTATCTAACCAAGAAAGCTTCACGTAGTTAACATAATCATGTGGTAACTTCATTGTTAAAGAAGGTGGAACTTCTATTTCTTGTGATTTAAAAGATTTTAAAGTATCATAGCTTAATTCAGCTAAACCTCTTTGAGCATGAAAAGCAACATCTGTTCTTCTTATCTTACTTATTATTTTATCTTCACCAACATATGATATTATAAAATTATTTATAACATCTTCTAGTGATACATATTGATAATTACCATACTCTTCTGTTTGTATTATTTCTTGAAATAATATAGGTAAATTAGCTAATGGGGAGCCGTCAGCGGCCTGTATATCTGTATTTGGATTATTGTTATTAAATACTATGTTGTAACTATTATCTACAACATCGTCACCTGGACTAGTACCATTATATGAATAACTGTTTTTACTAACCTCTATTTCATTTATAAAAACTCTAATCTCTGACTGTTGTGTTGGTCTTGTAGGAAAGAAAGCTGTAGTAACTGGACCATACGTAAGGTTGCCAGCGCCTAAACCTGTAAAGCCTTGTGTTTGACTGTAATAACCTTGTTGTGTTCCTTGAAATAATGGCATATGTTATTGTTTTTCTTGTTGTATTGTTTGCATTTCTTCTTGGTTTGCAATTTGATAAGTTTGAACTTCTTTTGTAGATAGTCCTGCAAACTCTAATATTTTTTCTACTAATGCTATTTCTTCTGATTGATGTAGTTGAAAATCAACACTAGTTCCTGCATTATATAATGCTTCACCATAAACCATTACATAACCCCAGTTTGGAGCAACAGGTCTAGATACTAGATTACAAGTTACACCCGCTGTTATTGTTTCTGGATATACTTGTATTTGCGTCTCTGATGTTTTAATATAAACAGGTCTAATTAAGTTGGGTTCTGTTAAAGGTGAAGATTGTATTTTTCTCAAGTTACCTTTGTTTATGTGTTCAATAGTAACATAAGGACGATCAGCGTTTTGCTTATACATTAAATCGCCTAATCTATAGTTTGCTGGTAGTGTACCTACACCACCATTACCCATATTTACATCTTGATTAAATTGTTCAAATATACTTAACTTTTCCTCAAGTATATTTAACATGTCTGAATATTCTGTATTGTTACCGTGTAATCTACCAAATTGATTTATATCGTAAAAATACTGTTCAAATATATCTAATTGAGCTTGTTCTGCAAATAAGTTAAATTCTTGAGGCGTAACATATCCACGTTGCTCTTTATTTAACGTACTCAAAACAGTTTGATAAACGGTATCTACACTTACAGCCATAATTAATAAGGGAATTTTTTATTTAAATATTCTTTTCTTTTGTCGCAGCCACAGTCTTTGCCTGTAGCTTCACTAATTTTTTCTACAACTTTTTTTATACCAGTTGCTTTTGTTATGGCCTCAATAGTATCACCAAGACCTTTTTGTTTTGATTTCATTGCCATAATATTTATAGTAAATACGGCCGCCGTTAGACGACCGTTTTACATTTTTTATTTACATTTTTTTTGCTAAGTTCTTATATAGCTCCATACCATCATCTGTTTTAAAATAAGCAGCTAATGCATTATATGGATGCTCATCATAAGGTACTGAACAAATTTTCTTACCATTTGGGAAAGTAAACATTCTTTGATCTGCACTCAGCTTGATTAATCCAGCTTCTGCAGCTTTAGCACCAAAGTTTCTAAGTTCTACGTTTTCATCATTTGCTAATTGCAAAAATAAACTAGGGTTTTTTCTAGCCATTAAAAACACATCTCTTTTAACTTCTTTGCTTGTTAATTTGTTTACTCCGCTACCAATTTCAGCTCTTAATATAGCTTCAGCGTCATCAATATCTAAAGACTTAGCTAAATTTAAAGCTTGTAATTCGTATTCTAAGTAAGCTAAATCATCTACAGCATCTTCTACAGCATTGTATTCTGTATATTTAACATCTTTTAACGGATGATAAAGAGATAAAAGTTTTTGAAGACATTGATCTCTTCTGTCAACAAATAATTTACCTTCTCTAAATATTATTTTACCTAAAGTAACTTCACCTTTTTGTTCATCTTTAAATGGTGAAGGCATATTTGTAGCGTATCTTAGTTCTCTATTGTAACCAAGCTTTTCATCAAACCAAAGTAATGGTCTGTTACCGCTATGTTTTGATAGCATTGAAAATACTAAAGGTCTTTTACTACCTTTTAACTCGTATAATCTATCTCTTATTTCCCATTTAGTTCCTTCTGGAACTCCTGGAAACTTTTGTTTTTTTGTTTTTTCCATGATATAATATAATTAAATAATTTAAATAAAGGTTACTGGGCGTCCGTTGAGCATAGCTTTTTGACGCCCGTACCTTTAATGATTGCTATTAAGCAGTTGTGTCTTTGAATATTACAAAGTTATTAGCAGCTTGAACACATAAACATCTTTCTGATAAGAAGTTTACAGTCATGCTATCTAAGTCAGAAGTGAAGTTACCACCAACAGATCCTGTAATCCAAGACTTCATACGTCTGTCATCAGCTTCAGAAGCTCTATAACGAATATGTAAGAAAGGTCTTGAGATATTTCTACCAAGATTTTGATCGTAAACTGTACTTGTTCCAGCAGGAACCATAACACCTTCAACATCATTGATAAGTCCTCTTGTTACAGAGTCATTAAGATATTTCCAGTCAGACTTATAAAAGTCATATGATCCTCTTCTAAAACCACTAAATCCTAGATTAAGCGCCATATCTTCAGAGTTGTCAAATACACCATAAGATGTACCACCTTCTCCATAAGAATTTTGGTTAGCTAACATTTTGTCAATTGATAAAGCAGTTGATCTATCTAAGAACATCATATTCTCTTCAATAGCACCTTGCTTATCAAGTTCTTGTAAAATGTCATCAAACTCATTTAACCCAGCATCAGCAGTACCGTTGCCAAAGTTTTGATCGTTATATACTAAACCTCTATCTTCGATAGCAGCGAAAAGACCTTCAGAACCTACAGCAGCTGTTTGAGTTCCAGCATTTCCAGTTGCAGCATTACCTGTAACTAAAGAAATAGTAGAAGCAGCAGCAGCTTTTTCAGCTTCAATCATTGCCATTTCAATTTTATCCTCGAATCTAATTCTAGTTTCACTTTCTGATTTTAAATACCATAAGTAACCAGACGCACCAGCTTCAGTAGCTACTTCTACCCAACCGATCTGAGCAGTGTCAGAACCAGAGATAGAATACTTACCTTTCATGATAAGTGGCTTGTTAGTAAACTTAGTGAAAGGAGCGTCAACAGAAACTTGATCGCTATTGTCTGTTCCTTTACCATATTCAGAACCATAAATAAATCCACTAACTTCATTACCTGGAGCAGCAACGTCAAAAGCACCAGCAGCAGCATCACTAAGTAAAGCAGCAGCATAAGGTCTTACCGTTAATGCAACACCGTTGATAGCAGAAATTCTAACCTTAGCAGTTTTAACACCCTGAGATACAACTAATGTATCACCTACAGAGTAGTTTAAAACAGCTTGAACAGCAGTTTGTCCACCAACAGCTTGGATAGCAGCAGATTCATCTTGTAAAGTAATAATATCAAGCCCACCAGCTTGAGTTAATAAAGCGTCTTTAAACGCTACATGGATTCTACCTTGCTCAGACCATACAACTTCATCAGAAGCCATAGGCATTTCAGCTCCTACCATTCTTAAGAAACCAGAGATAGTACGATTACCGTATCTTTCTACTTCTTTCTCATAAACTTCTGGTAAAAACTGCTTCGCAAAATTAAAATCATTGTCGCCTATTGACAAATAGTTATTGTCATAAGCAAGCTTATTTGGCCTTGGCACTAAATCTAATAATTGAGCACCTTGAGCCGGATTTGGAAAAGCCATAATTAATAATTTTTAAAGTTTAAATTTATTTTCGTTTTTTGAATCCCCATTTAAACGTGTCACCATCATCTTTTACAGCTCTAAATGTTGTACCTTGTTGAGGTTCAGCACTTTGAGTTTTACGAGGGTCCATACTGATGTTTTTTGTATTAGCAACACTTTGCTTAATAGCATCAGCTTTTCCCTGCTCATAGAAATGGTTAGCGATTGCATCAGGATTCATCGCAGTGAATAAAGATTTATGATAGCCAGCAGCGTCTTCCATCTCATTTTTCTTATTAAGAAACTTCTTAACAAAATTATTAATGTTGCTTTGACTTTCTTTTATCTCATTCGGGTTTTTCACATTAAACCTAAACCTTTTGTCCCCGACCTTGTATTCAAAACCTTTGAAGTTGTCATTGAAAACCTGGTTAGTTTTATTGTTGAAAGTTTGAACCTGTTTATCAACAGATTCTTTTTCTTTGTTATATCTATTGAAAAAATCAACAGCTTTTTGTTGTTCAGGACTTAATCTTGAACCAGCCTTAATTTCATCATAGTATTTTGTTTTTAAGTTGTTTAGATGATTTTTAGCATTTGCTAATTCTTCTTTTCTAGCCAACTTTTTTCTTTTAATATCTCTTTCGTCTTCTTCATCTTCATTAATTGAAAATTTATCATCAATTAAAAAGTTTATTTCAGAAGGATCAAGATGTGGTCTAGTGTTTTGATAATACTCTACAAGTAATTGTTCTTCATTTAAAGCATCTACGTCTTGATTTAATCTTACGTAGTCTTCTAAAGTACCACCTGTTTCATTAACAAAATCAACAACCTTTTGTATGTTTTCGGGTAAATCAATACCTTTGTCTTCATTATCTAAAGCTTGTTCTACCTCTTCACTTAGATCATCTACTTTTTCTTGTACCTCTTCTTCCGTTATTTCTTCAAGAACAACCGACTCTTCATCTTGAACGGAGCTTTGTTGTTGTGGTATTTCTTTTTCCACTTCTTGTACAGGCTCGGCTTGTTTATCTGCAACCACGTCTGTTGTTTCTTGCTTTGTATCGGCATTTTTTTCTTGCTTTGGTACTAAATTTGTAAAATCTACTTTAGGAACACCATCTTCACTAACAGTTACCTCAGGTACTAGATCTTCACCTTTTTTTGTCTCTTCAGTAGCAGTTTTAGTTTCTTCAACTTTATCTACTACTTCTTCGACTACTTTTTCTTTTTTAGCCATAATATAATATTATAAAATTAGTTATTTTGGTTCAAACGAACCTAGTCCAAATCCTCCACCCATAATATCGTTTCCTGCGGATTCAAAATCTTTAGGGCCAGAGTCATTTTTTCTTTGATCAATTAACTCACTTTGTTGAGTTGCTTGTATTTTAGTTCTTTCGTCTTTACGATCTTCTTTAAAAGATTCTTTGTTTTTAGCTCCTTCAACTTCAATATTTTTTAATTGCATGTTAAAATCAAACTCCAATCTCATAAGCTCCTTCTTTAAATTAGCTTCTTGTTGTAGTTCGTTATTTTTTAATTGAGCTTTTAATTGTTCCATTTGTGATTGTATTTGGAACAATGCTTGCGATTTTTGTACTTCAGCTTGTGCTGCAACTTGTTGAGCTTGAGCGTTGGCTTGAGCTTGTGCCTGTATATTCTCTTGTTGCATTTGCTGATCTTTCTCTTGCTTTTTCTTACGTCTTAATTTAAGTAATTGATTTGCAAGTTTTATATTTGATATTTCTCTAAGATCAATAGCATCTTCTAAATCTATTAAACCACCTGATACAGCTGCTTGTATATTATTTTCAAGCATTTGTTTTTCTTCATCATCTGGTGTTAATTCTATAAATATACCAAAGTCATGTAAATATAAATCTTTAATATCTTCTAATACACCTACATTATGATTACCTATTTTTTGTATAAATGCTTCTTTAGTAGGTGAGAACTCTAATATATCAGATATTCTTAATGATAAACCTTCTGCTAATTCTTGAGTTATAGTAACTCCTGATTGTAATATATGCCTTGTTGCTGTATTACTATTTGCAGCTGCTAATTTTTGAACACCAACTAAAGCTCTACTATCAGGCGTACTACCATCTCTAGCTTCATTTAATCCGGTTACATCTCTTATCATTTGTAGATAATAATTGTAATTAGCTATTAAACTTTGTAGTTTACCACCACCAGCTCCACTTGTTATTTCTTGAATAGGTACTTTACCTGGATTCATGTCACCTTCAGAAGTGAAAGATCTACCTATAATAGATCCCGTCTGAAAGAACATATTTAAAGCTTCTTGTGGATTATAATTAGTTCCATTGCCTAAATCAACTTCAGCTAAGCCATCAGCATCAAGATAAACACCATCTGGCACCATCCTTGACATAACTTGTTGTAGTTTTAAATGTGTTAATTGAATCATATCTGCAAAACCAGTAATACGTTTTACTAATGAATCAATACGACCCCTGTACATTCTTGGCGCGCATATAGCGTAGTTCATTTTAACTTTACTATAATCACTTTTAGGTCTCATCATATTTTTAGCAAGTTCCCACTTTAACAACATGTCTGTACCTAATATTAAAACACCTTCATATAAAACTTCTAATGATCTTGATATTTTACCAAAATTACCAGTCATTTCATTTATAGGTGGATCAAACGTATCATCTCTTAATATTATTTTTTCTGCACCTGTTGCTGTTTCTTTTACTTTATATACTTCATTCATATAAGTTTTATAATTAAAATATAAAACTTGTATTTGATTTCTATCATTGTAATAAGTAGAGCCGTATCTACTATTAGCATAACCATCTGAGTGTATTGCTTGAGCTTCTATATCTTTTAATTCTTCGTCAGTTAAGTTTGGAAACTCTTTTTTAAGTTCATTTATAGGTATTGTTTTTACTTCACCTACATAATAAACATCTTGAAAGTTTGGATCTTCAGTATATGAATATACTAAATTAGCAGGATCAACATATTCTACTTTAACACCTTCAGCGGTTGTAAATGTATTTTTTACAGCGCCAATACCTAATGTTGTTAAATCATAATTAACTCTTCGTCTTGTTAAGTCATATCTATTGCCATCTAACAAAACATTTATAGCTTGTTCTTCAGCTAGCTCAATACCTTGCTTATAACTAAGCTGCATATGTAAATCTAATTCTTCTTTTGAATCAGGTAACTTTTCAGGTGGATTTTCAAATAAGCTCATACCAAAAGCTTCTTGAGCAAAATCAGAAAGCTCCTTTGTTTGCATGTCTCTTATTATAGATTCCATGTATTTTGTTCTCTTACTCATACCATAAGGATCTTGTGAGTAAGCTTTTATATCAAATGTTCTTTCTGATATACCGTTTACAACTATATCTACAAATTTAGGTATTATAGGTACTGGTTTCCAGTCTAAATTAAGGTAAGATAAATCACCGTTTATAGATAATTCATCTTTATATTTTTGTATAGGCTGTTCACCTCTAGCATATAACCTGAGTCTATGAAACTCCATTTGGTGCTGATTATATCTATGATTTGAATTTGATCTATCAAACCACTCGTATTCTATGGCTTTAGCTACTTTTAAGCCATACTCTGCGCTAACTTTTTCTATGTCACTTACAATTTGACTTGGAAAATAACCTTTTACAACTGACTCAGCCATATTAATTTTCTATTAGTTTTGATCGCACACCAGTTTGCTTATATCTAGCTATGCTTAAGTTTAATTTTTCTTTTTTCATAATTGGATTTGGTCTATACAAGTGTCTATTACAAGCCATTATTGCTAATCCACTGCTAATAGTCGCATCAAACTTTGTACGATTATTAATATCAAATTTAGCCCAATCTTGTAATGTTGTGTTAAAATAACAATTACCATAAGTGTTATCACTTTTGATACCTACATGATCTTGTATATACATTTCAATAGCAGCGGCATGCGCTTGCTTTATATCTTCGCTAGAGTTTGGTATACCACCTATTTCTTTTTCAGCCGTAGATAATTTATTCCATACTCTATCAGGTCTATTCATTGAATAACCTCTATAACCACGTCTTCTTAAATAATACAATAGACGAGGTTTATTATTTTCTGCAAGCAAAGGCATCCCGTAAAAAACTAATGCCATTAAAACATCCTCAAAAAACATCTCCGCTGTTGCTGGTCTTGCAATATACTCTAAAAAAAACTGATTTGGTGGACAATCTTCCATACTAAACTTAGTTAAACCATGTAAAGCACCTTTTGATCCTTGTCCATCTACAGTTCCTGATATATCATAACTATCACAACCAAAAGCACCCATATGCTCATTAGCAGGATATTTAATACCATTTTTTATAACAAATTTATTTTGTTGTTGTTGCCTAGGAACCCAACTTATTTTAAATCTACCTTTTGGGTTTGGATAAAACATAACAGAGCTATCTTTAACACCATTAAACCATTGAAAGTTGCCTGTTGTTATTTGTGACTCATTATTTAGGTCTTCATTAAAATCTATTTGCTCGTATATTTTTGCTAAATTAAATATACTGTTTTTAGTTTCATCTCTGAAAGCATGTTCTTCAGTTCTTGGAAACTGTCTATAAAACTCATTTAAAGCATCACCGTCATTTTTTAAACCATCAACTTCATTTTGCCAGTGCTCTAATATACCTGTTTCAATTACTTCTCCAAAAGGTCCGAAAGCCTCTTGCTCTGGAGTTTCGAATACAGGTAAGCCATAAGAATCAATGAATCCTTCGTAGTTCCATTCCATAGGTATGAACAAAGAATATAATCCTGAGCTTGTCTGTCCATTGCGGTTTCTTTTTGTGACATCTGAGTTTTTATAAAGTTTTTTAAAATTATCACCACCTTTGTCTAAAGCATTTGATGTTGAACCCATCATACACTTACCAATAATTCTACTACCTAGTCTTAACGTGGTCTTCGTAACCCTCCAGTTGTTGAGGATGTTGTTGGGCCTTTCCCACTTCCCCGATTCATCATGAACGAGGAGTTTGAGTTTCTCCCCATCGTAGGAGTTGTCACCGGTGTTCTTCCAATCGATGGTGGTGTCCAATCCCTCGAGATCCTGTGTGGCTTCGTTGGTGGTAAGCTTACGTCTGGTAAGTTTACTGGCTGGGACACGGAAGGCAAGTTCGGTCTTTGGACGGTCCATTCCGTCCTGGATCGGTTTGAAAAAGAAGGGATAATTAACTGATATGGGTACCACCTTATCTGTGAACATCTTCTTTGCATCAGGACCGGACTTGGATAATATACCATACCTACTGTCACTTGATATGGTTGCCAAGTTAACCACCTCTCCTGAGGCCATGAAAGAAAACCCGGAACGCCTGTTCTTAAGGTAACACATCCCATAGGATCGTGAATCTGCCTTACAAGCTTCCCAGAAAATAAAGAATAATCTATTTGACTCCCTAAAGTCTGGTGCCCCGACGTCAATCTTAGACCACTGCAAGTACATGTAATGAGTACCACTAATGTAAGTAGGAACGCCTTTGTTATAAAACCAAAAACCTTCCTCCCTACGGGTGAACTCGTTATCAATGTAATCATACCATCTTTCTTTAAAATCTTCTGGATATTGTTTAAAATCAAATACTGTTTTTATTTTACTTAAAACTTTAGGATATTCAAACTGACTCCATTTATCATCTTTAAACTTATGAATATTCTTTGCTTTTGGTAAAGCTATTTTAAGATTTTGTATTTCATATATATCACCTATTGT